AGCCGGTTGAGCGCAGGCTCCACTACACTGTAAAGCTGCGCAGGGCCTATAGCTCAACGGTTAGAGCAGGGGACTCATAATCCCTTGGTTTCAGGTTCGAATCCTGATGGGCCCACCATCGAATCAGGCACTTAGGATCATCCGCAGTGCCTTCTTCGTCAAGCCAGCGCCGCCCGGTGACCGCTCGGTGACCGTTTGTCTTACGGATTGTCTTACGGATAGACCAACTGAACCACCTACGTTGTTCGTATCGCACTCCAATGAGATTGGTTTGGCACTTGCGCTGCGCATGATTAATTGGAACAATCCCGCGTCTTGCTTAACGGAAGTGCTTGCGGCACTTGCAGGCTGTCACGAGTTGAGAGACATTGGCAGTGTGACACCCCACCCACCCCACTTAGGAGTGTGCCATGCGTGAAGTTGTCGGCGGTTTCTAATCAGCTCTGGATCTACTAGATCCATCAACTGCACATTGGTAATGAAAGACCAACCCACACAGGAGTGTGCCATGCGCGAAGTTGTTGGCGGTTTCTAACTAGCTTTCCACTCGACAACTTCCGCCCGCTGATTGCGGGCGGAATTATTTTAGGGACTTACAGGGGGAACAGGGGATGTTGTCGTTTGCGGCGGAAGTGCTGAACTCACCAGGATTTAACAGTATCGTTTTGCTTGTAGGCGTATTTGTAGCCCTGCGTCAGCTCAGGATCGCCGAGGACGGGATCAAGTCCCAGCTTCTTGCCGTCAAGCAACAGATTGATGCTTCGAAGTCGGGGCAAGATGATTCGCTTCGCGAATCAAGGTTGATCGCGAAGCGTAAAGAGACCGCTCGTCTTCTTCTTGAAAGCCGGGGAGATGAAAAGCTACAGCGAGGCTGCCGTACTGTCGACCGTTACTACAATAGCTCTGGTGTAAACATCAGAGATCTAGTAAGCATGGACTACAAGCCTCCAAGAGCAGTCGACGAGATTGACGCGGATTACGATAAGCGCTGCGTAGAAACCTTGTCCGACCGAAACGATATCCTCTACCTTCTTAACCACTTTGAAAATGTGGCTATCTGCGTTGAGCGAGATATTTATTGTCGGGATATGATCGTAGACGCATGGCGAAAGATCATGATCGACGGTTTCCGGCATTCGCGTGCGCTAATTGATGCCATGAGGACGAAGTCGGCTAATCCAAAGATTTGGGAAAAGTTCCAGCAGTTCACGCAAGAACTTGAGCGTGAGTCTCTTGGCTGAGATTAGAAGCCTGACAGTCATCTGATCTACTGGTTCCTGCCTCCTTTTTCCCCAAGATCCACTTCTGGACCTCACTTTGACACCACCGGCTCCCTGCGCCAATTTTCAAAGCAGTGGGGAAGTTGCCTTTGCTCATCTCGCGGTAGATATAGCTCTTCTTCATTCCGGTCTGGGCTTCGACCTGCTCGAGCTTCAGCAGGACTTCGGGGATATTCTCAGCTGCGCCCATCTCGGGCCTCCGTTACTTCAGTGGTGGGCGCCAACAGCAGCGCAGTGTGCGAATCCGACCGCGCCGTGGACACAAGGTTTGCGATCTGTGTCAGGTCCATGGTGGGGTCATCGAAAAGGGCGAGGCCGATCTGGGCCGTCAGCCGCTGGGTCGCCGTCTCCGCCAGCGACGCCTGCGTGTCGATGGTGGCGAGGGTATATGCGCGCCAGGCATCGCACGCGGCCTGCAGCTGCGGCTCACCGGCAAATGTGAAGGTCAATGCGCGGCCGCCGCCGCTGGCGGGGCGCGTGCTGGTCAGGGCGGTTTCGAGCGCTGCTGCAACCGCTATGGCCGCGCGCTGCTGGTGGATCAGTGGCGACCGCTCGCCCGCGGCGGCCTTGATGTGCTCAACGGTCAATGTGATTTCTCCTTCGTATGCTCATCGATTGACTTACGCATCTGCGCAATTCGGAAACCCCACTCGTCCCTTTCCCGCTTGCCTTCACGTTTCAACGCTTGCTCCAGTCGGTCGAGCAGCGGGAGAACCCAGGACGGATTGAACGGCTGGGGTTTCAGCGCGATCGGCGCCGGTGGCTTGGGTGGGTTGCAGTACGGATCGGCCCAATCGAAGGGGTCGTTACAAACGGTGCAGTGGGTTCGGTCCGCCGACCAGATGTGATCCCGATTTTCCCCAGCCTTGCGGACCTCGTGGAGCAACGGCTGGGTATAAAGAGCCCGGACCTGTTCGCCAGCTGCAAGGGCTCGGTACCACTGCCTTTCATCGATCTGATACCAGAACGATCCGCCCCATTGCTCGAGCCTGACGGCCCGCTGCTGACCGAACAGACGCATCAGCGTGGTGGCCCATCGATTCACCTGATCGGCCGGCACCGCACGACCGGAGCGGCCTGCTGCTCGCATCTCGCGCACGGCGTCACTCGCAGTCGGCGGCGGTGCTTTGCTGATGGTCGAGACATCGCCGCTCATGCTCCGCCCTCGAGCAGCATCTTGGGATCGATGTGCCACCCTGCTTCACGAGCAGCACGCAGCCGTAGCTCGTTCGCATCGAACTCGTCCAGCTGCAGCGTTGTGATCGCGCCCTCGACCTGATGCGGCTGCAGGGGGCGGGACGTCCGGCCGAATGCGCGCCAAACGCTGAATACTTGGCAGCCCCAGGCGGGCGCAAGGCAGGCAAGCTGCTTGCCGTGCTCCCGGCAGTGGCGGCGGATTATGTCGCGCGCTGTTACGTGCGCGGGCGCCGGGCCGCGAAGAGCAGCGCGGATAGATGCGGCGTTGCGTCCTGGGCTCATGCGACGTCTCCAAACGAAAGGCCAGGTTGGGCGACCCGGATGCGCGCCTCGGCGATCGCGGCGTAGACGGGATCCTGCTCGATGCCGACGAACTGGAAGCCTTCGAGTACTGCGGCCTTGCCGGTGCTGCCGCTTCCCATGAAAGGATCCAGCACCAGGCCGCCGGCAGGGGTCACCAAGCGGCACAGGTAGCGCATGAGATCGGTCGGCTTGACGGTCGGGTGGTGGTTCCGGTTCCGCGCCCGCCAGTCGGCAGTCTCGCGATCGCGCATCGTCGCGCCAGCGGAGACCGTAGGATCCGGGCCAGCATCTAGGCCGTCGTTGCGGTCTTCACGGCTGGCTTTGGCGCAGTAGAAGAACCTCGCCGCACTGCCGGCATCGATACGGCGAGCACCTGGCCGCATTTTGAAACCAACGGCTCCTTCATTCGCGCTGTTCCGGCTGGCTTCGCCATTTCGGGGCAACGGGCCGCCCTCATAGACGGTCGAGAATCTGGCACTCCCTTTGTCGTTGCTGAGGGTGGCCTTCTGCCCAGGCGCTGCAGGAAAGGCGGCGAGAACCTCCGCGCTGCCGTCATGGATCAGATTGGCAGGCCAGCGGCCAAGCTCTTCAGCCTTGGCAACGCTTTGCTCTCCACGAGCATGGGCAGCTGAGAGTGCATCCGGATCATGCTTCCAAGGCCGGTCCCATCCATCAGCTGTTGAGCTTATGCGACCGCCGCCAAGGGCGTCGCCGCCTGCATCTATCCGGCATTGATCCACGTGCAGGCCGCCCGTGCCGTGCTGCTGCCAGGTAGCGGCAACCGTGCCGACCAGCGGCTTGCGGGCGACCGTGATCGGTTCGAGCGCGGGCTTCAGCGCAGTACCGCCCCAGGGGCCGTTGTGCGACTTCGGGAAGCCGCTGCCGTAGACCCACGCGATCATGTCGCGGATCTCGAAGCCGGCGTCCTCGATGCGCACGGCCATGCGGTGCTGCGTGCGGGTACCGGCGAAGGCCAGCAGGTGGCCGCCAGGCTTCAACACGCGCAGGCACTCGGCCCATATCTCGGTGCTGGGCACGTCGTAATCCCAGCGCTTGCCCATGAACGACAGGCCGTAGGGTGGATCGGTCACGATGGCGTCGACCGAGTTGTCGGCCATCCCGCGCATCACTTCGAGGCAGTCTCCGACGTGGATCATGCGGCCACCCTCCGCCAGCACCAGCGTAGCCCGGCGCGCGCGGCGCGGCATGCGCGGCTGATCGCCCACAGGGTGGCGATGCCGGCCAGGAACCCGACCATGGCGAACACGTGGACCATTGCAGCGGTGAGCAGCTGGTCAGCCATTGGTCGGCTCCGGCTCGCTTCTTGCGTGGGTGTCGGCCTCATGCAGTAGGCGCAACAGGCCCTCCATATCAAGACTGGCAGCTGGAAGTCCCAGGTGGGCGGCGATCTGATTCCGCTTCCCCTCAGCCTGCTCCAGATAGTCAACGCGGCCCCGAAGGTCTTTGAGCGTCTGCAGCCACTTGCGCATGCTGTGGTGACCGTTGGTGTCATTCCGCCAGTCGCGCCTGCCGTCTCGATACTCGGTGACGTGCTCCACCACATCGATGGGTAGAGTGTGCAGGTGCGCGCTTACGTCGGCCTTGGCCCTTTTGATCGCCTCATCCAGCGACTCGGTAGCCTTGCTCTTACGGCTGAACCAGCTCATTTGCCCACCGCCTTGCCGTCGATCAGGGCCAGCAGGCGGCTTGCTTGCGAATAGATCACTCTGGAATGCGGCTGCTTCTCGGCGCTGAACGCAAATTCCTCGCCAAACTCTGCCAGCGCGATGAACTGCCCCAGGTCCACAGCCTTCGCGGGCGGGCCGTCGTAGAGCGGTCGCCATCCATTTCCGTCATGGCCGAGGCCGCGCATGGTTGCGTACTCAGCGGCACATACGAACTCGTTTCCGTCCGTGTACGCCACCGGCTCCCCCACCGGCTGGCGGGCGGCGAGGGCTTCTTCCAGCTCCTCGATCCTGTCGTCCTGCTGCAGGGCGCGGCCCGCGATCTTCTCGGCGACCTCGACCTGCCGATTAAACGAGTCCAGCAGCTTGTCGTAGTCCTGTTGCAGCGCTGCCAGCGCATCCTGACCACCCGGGGAGGGCTGGGCGGAGAGGCAGTAGCGCTCATCTTTTGCCATCGCTGCCAGTGCCTGCTGCAAACCTTCTTCGCTGATCGTGTCGCCTTCGCACTTGTCGATCAGGTACGCAGGGAAGTTCTCCCACGGGAAGGCCACACCCACCGGCTGTCGGGCGGCGAGGGCTAATACCACGTCCTGAGCGAACGCCAGCAAGCCACCACGGTCCAGCAAGCGCACGCCGTCTTCCCGGCTTTCCTCGGCATGCACATCGGCCAGTGACAGAACGCGGTCCAGGTCCAGCTCCACTCCCTGACCAATCGGGGAGGGCTGGGCGGATAGTTCGCTCAGAACTTGAGCTGCAATGCGGCAGTCGCGGGCACGGTCAGCCCACTCGGCAAGCCCAGTTGGCATGTAGGTGCTGAGCCGGTGTGCAACCTCGCCGATGCTGCCGGATAGCCATTTCAGATCAACGTCGCCGTGATATGCCACCGGGGAGGGCTGGGCGGAGAGGGCGGCGACGGCTGCACGCACGGCATGGCGGCGTGCGATGCCTTCGAACGGCAGACCTGTTGCGCCTGCGGAATACGCATCAGCCAGAATGGCGTCGATCTCTGGCCAAGGTTGATCCCCCAGCCTCACTCTCCCACCGGGCTGCGCGTCCGCCAGGGTTGTCTTGTCGTTGCTCATGCCTGCATGTCCTTGCTGTTGGTGGAGCGCGCGCTGTGCGCGGCGAGGTGTTCCCAGCGTTCGGCTTCGCCCACGTAGTAGTCGTGTCGTTCCTGGCGGACGGCGGCGGTGAACTGCGCGTCGGTCAGTGCGCGCTCGGCGGCGGTGCGGTTTGCCGCTGCCATGCGGGCGGGGTCGTGGTCGAAGATGTCGAGCTGGTTGCGGTGGTCCATGGAGCCGCCGGCGGAACGTCAGCGAAGTTGTATGCGCGGCCAGAGCGCCGGCATCTGCCGTTGCCACGATGCGTAGCCAACCCGGATGCCGTTCTTGAGCGAGCGCTGCAGGGTCTGGCCGAACTGCACGCGGAGCGAGAACCAGCGACACGGGTGGGCAGCAACTGCCGCCGCGTACCGCTGCAGCCTCTCTTCGGGCGTTGGTGTGGCCGTGCTGACGATCACCGCGTCCAGGCCGCCGCCGATCGGATGCAGGCCGTCCATCAGCGCACCAACCTGTGCAGGTTCGGCGCGACGCGCTGGCGCTGCTCTTCCGCCTCGCGCTGACGCTGAGCGCTCGCCTGGTGCGTGCAATAGACGCGGTAGGGATGGCGGCGCGGGCGCTTCGCGCGCTCCAAGGCCGCGCGCTGGTCCGGCGTCAGGTCAGGGGCCGGGAGTTTGATTGCGGGAGCCCTCATCCAGCACCGCCTTGTGCCCGCAGCATGCGGCGGAGATTCTTGCGCACATCAGCGATGGCTCGGCCGGCGCTGGCGCGGCGCTCAAGCACCGCGCGCGCGGCAACGTCAGCGGCTGCGGCGACCAGGTTCGGGGCGAAGCCCATACCAGTGGCGGCCGTAGCAGCTGCCTTGGCGGCGACGGCGGCGCGCTGGGCGAGGGGGTAGGTGATGGCGGCGATCATGCTGCACCGGCCTGGCTGATCGTGTAGCCACGGCTGCGGGTGGCATTGATGCGGTAGCCGTGCTGGGCCAGCTTCTGGCGCAGGCGGCAAATGGTCACCTCGACGGTGTTCGATTTACGGCCGGTCACGCCATAAAGGCTCTCTTCCAGCGCGGAGCGGCTGATCGGGGTGTCACCCGCGTTGATGATCAGCTGCAGCACCTTAGATTCGGTGGGGCTCAGGGGCAGGCGCTGTGCGCCGATCATCGCGGCGCGTGGTTCAGTACGGAGGCCGGTGATCACGGCGCCACCTCCACGAAGGCCAGTTCGTGCATGACGCACTGCGCCCGGGCCAGCACCGGGGAGGTGCTCGCCTCTTTGCCGTCTGCGGTCGACAGGGGGACAACCGCATTGGCCCGGACGCATGCCGCCGGGGAAATCTCATAGGAGCCGCTCAGGACGGCATCGGCCGCGTCGAGGGAAAGCTGCCAGCGCGCCGGCTCGAAGTTCTGCGTCAGCGCCGCAGTGACGCCTGCCGCACAGTCGGGCACCCGCTCCGCATCACGGAAGGCATTGAGGGTCGTGTTGGCGACGGTGGCACGCAGTGCCCAATCGTCCCCGGTGGCCAACTCATACACAGCCAGTGCGGCGCAGATGCGGGGGCTGGTGATCACCAGCCCGTCCGGCGTGTTGTCGGTAGCCGCAGCGGGTGCATCGGTTGGCGTGGCCCAGGCAATCACGCCCAGGGCGGTGAAGCACGCCAGGGCGGCCAGGCCGACGCGGGCGGTGCGCTTGGTGCTTAGGGTCAGGGGCATGAACTCTCTCCGGTTCGGGAAAGGCACAGGGCGCTATGCTCTGCGCCAAGGACTCTTAGGGGGCAGAGGGATGGGAGCTGTTGGTTGGATGGGCTACGTGACGTTCGCCATCGCGCTGCTCGGCGCGGTCCTTGGTGTGATCAACACCGTGATCGCCTACCGCCGTGGAGCCGTCCGCTGGAAGGTCATTCCGCGCTTGCAGATGGGTAAGAACGGCGCGCTCGAGCTCTTTGTCGATCTCGTAAACACCGGGCGCATACCCGTGTCGATCGAAAAGGTGAGCTTGGCCGGGGGTGTGAAACTTCAGACGCGGTCGGAAGGGCTCACGGACAAGAACGGGCACCCAGGTTTTCCGCTCCTGCTCAATCCTGGCAAGAAGCGGGCAATCGGCCCGGTGCACGGCGCCACACTCAATGAAGTAGCGGTGCTCAAGCCGATCACGATCGTGGCCGAGACCGAGGATGGCCGCTGCATCAAGGTTCGCTGCACCGGCCTGCGTGAGCTCTACATGCAGCTCGAGGCTGCAAAGACGGAGCCAGCGGCGTAGTACCGGCGGGAAAATCAGCCACCAAGGCCTCAGGGCGGCCAGGCCGACGCGGGCGGTGCGCTTGGTGCTGAGGGTCAGGGGCATGGCTAGGTCTCCGTTCCGGCGGCTGCCGATGACGGAACAATAGCGCTGCTATCTAACCTTTACAATAGCGATGCTGTTTACGGGCCGTGTTTGCTTCAAGGAATTTCTGAATCCGTTAAGAAATCAGAATTCCCAACGCTTGAGGCAGTCACTGTAGGCAGCGTCTCTAAACTCACCCGTGACCACGTCTTTGGCGGCATCACTGGTCAAGCGAGGAAGTTCATATGCTTTGTGGACGAAGCCAACGTACGGCTCACCATACTTCGTCGCCGTCGCCATGACTGTCGACATTGGGGTGCCCATCTGCCTTGCCTTCATGATGCGCTCGGCAGCAGTGGACTCGCCTTCGCACAGTTCGGCCGTTGACCCCCTGAGCGTTTCGATAGCCTCTTGAGCTTTTGTCGCAGCCTCAGCTGCCGATGCAGAAGCGCGGGCAGCGGCTGCGCGCGCTGGATCGTTGCTAGGATTGCTTGCGTTTACGCACCCACAAAGGGCCAGCACCACTATCCCAGCGGCAGACAAGTACTTCTTCATTGGGTCATGCCCTCATCCATAGCGGCTGCGGAGCAAGCCGGCATCTTCAAAGCTGACGCCGTCCCGCATGCAATCTTCGGCGCGCTCCAAGTCCTTATGCAGCTGGATCAGGTCATCGTCCGGAAGCTGTTCGATCCCGATGTAACCGAAACAAGCCTGATCGATCAAGAGCTGCATGGGAGCGCCCCAGCGCCTTTGAAAGTGCCGGATCATGCGGCAGTGTGATTCACGAAGTACGACGTCCATGCGGCCCGCCGGGTGCGTGATCTTCCTACTAGCTCCATCAGGTGCTGTAGCTGGCAGCTCAACCGGCTTTACGCTTCCGACCACCGTGAGCTTGGGCTTCTCGCCCATCTTCCGCTGCGCGCGCAGCGCGATCAGCTGAGCTAGCTTGTCCATCTCCTGATCGAGATCCATCTGTACGCTTCCCCTGTTTCCTCAGATCCGCAGCAAGTGCAACGCGCAGCGCCTGGGCGAACAGATCGGGCGATTGCTCGACATCAAATGTCTCGCCTGTGGCCAGATCTAGAGCCTTACGCACCACAGCGATGGCGGCCACGACGATATCGGCGTTAAGTCTCGCAACCTGAGACGTGCCGAAACTATCCATCAGGCGAGCGTACTCAGCGCTTACTTCCTGGGGCTGTAGCCCGAGAACATCGGCTAAAGCCTCTGCCTTGTCCCAGGGCACTGGTCGCAAGCCAGTCGAAAATTGAGAAATGAAGCTGGGGGTGACCTCCAGTCGCTCCGCAACCAGCGCCTGGGTCAGGCCGGAGCGGGTGATGGCCTCCGCGATTGCGCGGCCCTCAGCGGTCTTGGGGTTGGCTGGCCTAGGCATATAGCGATGCTATTTGAAGGTGTTCAGGAAGACGAACAGCGTTGCTATTTACATGGATAAATAGCACTGCTATGTTTGGCGCATGAACGAGCCCAGCCACCCCGTGGTACCGATCCAAAAGGCCATCGACGCGGTAGGAGGGCAGGGCGCACTAGCGCGCCTGCTCAAGGTTCACCCCGCGTTGGTTTCGCAATGGCGCACAGGCCGTCGCCCGGTTGCCGCGCATCACATCCTGTCGATCGAGGCGATGACCCAAGTCTCGAGGCATGAATTACGGCCTGACATCTTCGGCGAACTCCCCTGCTCGGAGACCGACCCGGACGCTGATCGGATCGTGCCGGTCGACGCGGCGTGACCGCGATCCCGCCAGACCGCTGAGCCGCGATCCACAAGCCACCACCCCCCTGAATTTCGGTCGTCCTGTCCATGGCGACCACTTTGCATCGCCTCCCGAGGTGCGTAAATGAAGCCTGATCCTCAGTACCACGAGCCGCGCTCCGCGGTGGTGTTCCGGCACACGACCGACGCCATCCGCAACAGCGGCCATACCGACAGCAGCCTGGCCCAGGCGATCGCCGAGCAGTACATGGCCGACGTCGCTCCTGGTGAGCGCATTCTGCAGTTCCACATCGGCGAAGATGCCGACAGCACCGAGCGCGCGCTGAAGGCAAACGCCCAGATCGTCGGCCGGATCCGCAACGGCACGGTGAAGATGCCAGTGGACCTCGAAGAATCGTGGGTCCGCGCGCTTCCGCCGCACTGGCGCGACGCATGCTCGCGTGAGCTGGCCCAGCGCTACGGCTTTCTCGGTGCCCGTATCCCGATGATGGAGCCGCATGCCGGCGTACTGGCTGTGGCCCGCCTGTCGGTGGAGTTCGGTCATACGCTCGAAGCGATCACCAACGTCCTGGCCGACGGCCGCATCTGCCCGAAGGACATACCTGAGCTGCGCCGCGCGCTGGACGAGATCGGTCAGCTTGAGGCGGAGCTGGTGACTGCCAAGCGCTACGTATCGGGTCACCTGCAGGATCTGGCGCCGCGAGCGGTGCAGGGTGCGCAGCGATGAGCGGCGGTGCAATGGTGAGCTGGGCAATCGCGGTGGTCGGCGAGTTCGACAGTGCTGGCCGCCGGATCCCAGAGAGCGTGGTGCCGCTTCTGCCCATGGTGGATGTAGTCCTCTGGGCCAAAGAGCAAACGCAGCCGGTGCGCGTTGATGCGCTTCAGAAGCGATTCGGCCTTTCGCGTGCGACGGCATACCGCTGGCAGCTCGCGCTGCAGGACCTCAACGACCCGGCGGCCGCAAAGCGGCGGCTTCCCAACCTGCGGCAGTTGAGCACCGCGATGGGGCGTGAGGTTCCCGTTTCGGGCCACGCGGAGGCGACAGGATGAACATCAGTCCGACCCTCGGTCTGCGCTGTGGCCCTGCGCTCCGTGCCGCTCCGGCTGAGCGAGAGCCGGCCGTAGCTCCGGTAGCCGCCGCGATGTCTGAAAAGAAGCCGCGGCGGAGCGCGCCGCAGCACGCGCTAGCCGGCTACAACACCACCAGGATCGTCATGGAGTTCATGCGCTGGGCAGTCGAGCTCAGCGATTTCCCAACCGTCGAGGCCATTGTTCGGCACTTCGGCGTGAGCCGCGCCACGGCGTACCGCTGGCGCAACAGCCTGGGTGAGACATACCGGCTGGAGACGCTGCCACCCAACGAGCATGAGATGACCAGGATTGGTAGCCCCGGTCCTGCGGCACGCGGCAAGCACGGTGTCGGGGAACCCTGATGATCTACTTCGAGATGTATCCGGGCGACTACCTCAAGGACACGACCCGGCTGTCCCTGACAGACCACGGCGTCTACTTCAAGCTGATGCTGGCGTACTACTCGGAAGAGCAGGCGCTGCCAGAGAGCCTGGCCGAGCTGTACATCATCGCCGGCGCAATCACTGCCGCGGACAAGGCCGCGGTCAAGAAGGTCGCAGAGCGCTACTTCCCCGTGGCAGAAGACGGATTGCGGCACAGCAAGCGCTGCGATGAGCAAATAGCCAAGGCGCAAGGCCGAATTGCGGAGGGCCAAGGCCGCCGCGATGCCCGAAAGAGCAATGAAACCGAGCGCCAGGCACGCACCCGAGCACGCAGAACCATGCTGTTCGAAGACCTGCGCGCTGTCGGCGTAGTGCCGGGAGGCATGGTCACGATGGCACAGCTGAAGGCGCTCCACGTCACGCATGTCACGGGCGACGAGCGCGTGACGCTCGACCAGTTGTCACGCGTGACATGTCACGCAGAGTCACGTGTGACAGGTGGTGTGAACACAGGTGTGAACACGGGTACCCAGACCCCAGACCCCATTACTACTCCAGATACATCACATCTCACTCAAGGATATCTGGGAGGCGTGACCGACGCGGGGCGTGCGTGCTTGCTGATGCGCAGGGCTGGATGCCATTCCACCAACCCGAGCCACCCAGACTTGCTGGCCGCCCTGAAGGAGGGCGTGACGCCGGAGACGCTGGGGCACACGGTCGCTGAAGGGCTGGCGCGATCGCCACCGATTACGAACCCGTTCGCCTGGGCGATCAGGACCGCCCGCAACCGACACGCCGCCGGCGCAGCGCCGACGAACACCACCAATCCCGGAGGCCCCAATGCAAACCCTCAACTCGGTTCTGCCGAACACGTCGCAGAGCAGCGGCGACTCCACGAACAGCGCGAGGCAGCTGGCGGCCTTGGCAGATCAGGCAGCGATGTCATCGACGTCGAGTTCGAACCCGTCCACCACTGATCCGGACCAGCGCGCTGTGAGCGCCCTGTGGACCGTGTGGGAGCGCATGGCCGGCATGTTCCCTGGGAAGTGGGTGCGCGAGAACGGTGCTGCACCGGTGAACAATGCTGGCGGCCTGACTACCGCTGGTGAACTGTGGTTCCAGGTGATGTCCGGCATTACCCCGCGGCAGGTGGCCGAAGGCCTGGCCAACTGCCTGCGCAGCGCGTTGCAGTGGCCGCCGAACCCGGGCCAGTTCCGTGCCATGTGCCTGGGCGTTCCCGCGCTTGCCGAGGTCGACGGCCAGATGCGGCCTGGCCAGGACCACAGCGGATTCACGGTGCTGGTGCGATCGAAGCTGGACCTGCACGCCTACCGCACCGCCGAGAGCGGCGCGCTGCAGCAGCGCATGTTGGCCAACGCTTACGAGCGGGCGGTGAAGCACGTCATGGACGGCGGTGCCGTACCCGAGCCGATGGCTGCATTGCCAGCACCCAGGCCAGAGCCGCAGGTCGTGCGCGATCGCGATGCCGCGCGAAGCGCCATGGCTGCTGCCGCTGCCGAGCTTGGATTTGGAGGCGCACATGGAGCCGGCTGATATCCGCGCCTACCAGCGGCAGCTGCTGCTGTTCTGCTTGGGCATCCACGGCGAGAGCACCGCAGCGGAAGCGTTGGAGCTGATGGGCAACGCCGCGCTCGAGTCAGGTGCGCCGCGTGAGGCGATGCTACTGAGCACGGCCGCCGTGGCTGGCCTTCTGCGAGAGCTGGACGGTGATGGCCTGGTGCGCAGGTGCGAGAACCGCGACAGCGGCCGCGATGGACGGCCGGTGGCGACGTGGGCTGCGACTGAGGCCGGCCGCGTGGAGCGTGCGCCGGCGCCGCCCTCGGGTCAGCAGCAGCTGGCCATGCCAATGCTCGCGCCACCCTCAGGTCAGCGCACGCGCGGCGGGTTGTCGATGGAACAGTTGATGGCACTGCTTAACGTCGAATTCGACTGCATGCTCGAGCAAATGGACCGCGAGCACCAGGCCGCACAGCAACGCGCCCGGCAGGAGTTCGACGCATTCCGGCAGCGCGCGATGCGTGTGTGGGGCGCGATGGAGGCATCCGCCTGATGCCGCCGAAGAAGACGTCCAGCCGGTCGCTGCGCTATGCAACCGTGCAGGACATGCCGGAAGGCATGCGCCGCCTCGTGCAGGCCAGTGCGCCGACAGCCGGGCCAGCACCGGCCGCGCCGCGCGCCTACCGTCCGCCGTCTGCTGTTCAGCCCTCTGGCAACGGAAACGCCGCCGGCAAGGTCGCACGCGGCAGGCCGCGGCACGTGCCAGGGGAGATGAACAAGACCGAGGAAGCCTATGCCGCGCATCTGGCGCTAAAGCTGGCCGCCGGCGAGATCGCGTGGTTCCGATTCGAGTCCGTGAAGCTGAAGTTGGCCGAAAAGACCCACCTCACCATCGACTTCTTCGTAATGACGGCCGCCGGTGACCTGGAGGCCCACGAGGTGAAGGGCTTCTGGGAGGAAGACGCTCGCGTGAAGGTGAAGGTGGCCGCCGAGATGTACCCGTTCCGATTCCTGGCAGTCCAGCGCGCCCCTGGCGGCGGCTGGAAAACGGAGGTGTTCTCTTGAACGCAATGATGATTGGCGGGGTCACTGTACGCCGCGACGACGTGGGCAGGTTCTGCCTGAACGACCTGCACCAAGCATCCGGTGGTGCGAAGCGCCACCAGCCCAGCGACTGGCAGCGCCTGAAGCAGACCGAGGAACTGGTGGCCGAACTGGTCAATTCCGGGGAATCCCGGGTTTACCCCATGCACTCGGTGGCGGGCCGCTACGGCGGCAGCTACGTGGTGCGCGAGCTGGTCTATGCCTACGCCATGTGGATCAGCCCCAGCTTCAGCCTGCAGGTGATCCGCGCCTATGACGCGCTGGCGGCCGGCGCTCCCGCTCCTGACCCGATGCAAGCGCTGACCGATCCGGCGACGCTCCGCGCGTTGCTGCTGTCGTATAGCGAGAAAGCCGAGATCCTAGAGGCGCGCGTGCAGTACCAGGAGCCGCAGGTGCGTGCGCTGCTGCGGCTGACCCAGGCCGATGGCACCTTCAACATCAGCACCGCGGCCAAGATGCTGCAGGTCCAGCCTCGCCAGCTGTTCGCCTGGCTGTCCGAGCATGGCTGGATCTACCGACGCGCGGGCAGCAAGAACTGGCTGGCCTACCAAACACGCCTGCAGCAGGGCGTGCTGGTGCACAAGGCGTGCATCCAGCGCACCGACGGTGAGCAGGAGCGCGTACACGAGCAGGTGCTGGTGACCGCGAAGGGTCTGTCGCGGCTGGCCGAGAGCATCGACCGGGACCAGATGACCTGGGCTCGGGCCGACGCGGCCATCGGTTTGCAGCTGACTGTGGAGGTGATCCAGTGATCTCGAAAATCCCAAGCCTGGATGAGGAAATGCACCACCAATACCTAGAAGAGAGGGAAGGTCCTATTAGGTGTCACGTCGGCGGCACCGTCTGGGACGCCTGGCATGATGGCCGGCCCCGTTGGGTCAGCAACTGCGAGGTGGCCTGATGTCAGTAGTAGTCGCGCCCGCGGTAGGCCTAACACCTTGTGGCAATTGCGGCAGCGAGGAAGTGCGCATGCGCGCGCGGGGGAGCACCAGCACCCGGCGCACCGCGCAGGTCGTTTGCGCGCGCTGCAGCGCCCAGAGTGAGCTGTGCATAGGCGCAGGTGCGGAAGCTAAGGCGGTCAAGGCATGGGGACAGAAACCCCACGCGCCTCTGGCACCGCCAACAGCGAGGGTGGTGCGCGACCGGGCGCCGGTGCCAGACCTCCCCCTGCAGCGCGACCCGCTCGAACTGATTGCCCGCATGCTGGTTGGCGGAAGCTTCCGGATTCCTACGCAGGGGCGCACGCCGACGATGATCACTGCGGCCGACGTGGCCGGAGCTGTCGGGATGATGCGTGATCCGGTGGCCAAGCAGACGGCAATTGTCGTTGTCCAACGTGCCGAAGGTAGGGCACTTGTCGCTCTGGGGCGCAGCGTGGCTAGGAGGGTGTTTCGGACATGCCGCGAAATGGGCGGCGCCGCGCCACTGCGAATTGATGATCCGGCCGACCGCTGGCGTATGAGACTCGTGCTACAAGACGCAATCAATGACCTGGTGTGGCCAGAGAGGAAAGTGCCCGCCCAAGCTGCGGCAATGGCGGCCAAAATGCGAAAGGCTGTCTATCTTCAGGCGTACACAATTGCATCTGGTGTGCTGGTCGGCGCTCTGGAAAATGCACGTCAGGAGTTCGGCAGGCGGATATTCACTTGAGTCCAGAGCGATCGAGAATCGCCCCATTCTGTGGGAGAATCTTAAGAAACAACAGGGGGGCGCTTAATGGTTGAGGATAGGAAAAACCGATTTTGGCTCTGGTTGCGAGAGCTCCAATGGCCGGCGATAGCAATGAGCGTTGGGGCGATCGGAGTTGTCGTACTTCGTATGCGCTATCCGGAGGTTTTTAAGCTCGACGCGATTTCTGTCGTGCTCATTGTATTGGCTATCCTTCCTTGGTTGCGATCAATCGTTAAATCGGTAGAGGTCGCTGGTTTAGGAAAGCTTGAGCTGCAAGATGTTGAGAATGCAGCGCGGAGGGTTGAGGATTCCGGCTTACCTAAGCCCGATCCTAGCGAGCCGGAAGCACAGGGGACAAGTGCCGCAAGCGGAAACGTCGATGCCGCTGATAGTGACGTCGGAGTTAGGCAAGTGCAAGACGATCCCATGGTCGACAGAGCTGCCGCCGAAGCTGCTCTTGATATCGTTAGTTCGCTGCCCAGCAGGAGGGTTCAGACGATAGTCGGAGCAGGTTTTGGGAAGCCTGCTGATTCATTTTCGAAGATGCATTCTTTCGGATTCTCCAGCACGGACTTGGCGTACTCGGACAGCCGCCTAGCCGGAGCCGCGCTTCTTTTCACGCGAGGCCTGCAACGCTTGGCAAAGGAGTTCGGAATTGCGTACACGTCTGCACAGGACACGATTTCACGGCTTTTCGGTGTCGGTGCCATCGACGCGAAACAGGCTGATGCTCTGGTCACTGCTTCGAGTCTTCTTAGAGCCGCACGTGGATTGGAGGCGAGCGGGCTTGCTGTTCAGAAGACGCTTGACGTTGTCATGGACGTCGTGGAATCGCTCGAGGTGCTAAGAAAAAAGGAGCATTCGCGTAGGACCAAAGTTTCGGCAGGTACCGCAGCTGTGGCTGATAAAACATCTGGAAACGCTAGCGTCGCTTCAGCGCAAGGTGTGGATGCTGACCGCGGAACGGAGCCCAAGGCAGAACGCTAAGGAACATTACCGCAGTCGCCGTGAACCTTACCGCATTCGACCGAGTGCGGTAAGGAACATTACCGCAGTTGCATCGGGAACCAGAAGTTGTGCACAGTACTTACCGTGGGCGAGGTAGTAAGCAGCTCACGGAACAGCGGCCGCAGGCCTGGACTCGGGAGGTCCAGTCACCTGCGGTTCGTCGTTTCTGGGGCGGGTTGCCCGATGGGCGCGGGGCCGGACTGTAAATTCGGCGTCTGTGACTCGCGTGGTTCGACTCCACGTCGCCCCAACATTAAACAGAGCGGCGCCTGGATGCCTGCAAGCACCCAGGCGCCGCCGCAGTACACGCGTTTCGCCCGCGTGCCATTGGCTTAAGCCCTGCCGCTCTCCGGAGAGCGCGTGCAGTTTGCTTAACGAATGTCGCACAGGTTGAGACTTGAAGACGAAGACATTGTTCCCTTGGCCGGGCGGGAAGACACGCCTGGCGAAGCACCTGCTGCCGCTGATCAACGATCGGCCCCATACCTGCTACGTCGAGGCCTTTGCTGGTAGCGCTGCCATGCTGTTTGAGCGTGCACCGGCCAAGATTGAGGTCCTGAACGACACGCACGGCGAGCTGGTGAGGCTCTACCGCGTAGCCGCCAATCACCTGGACGAATTCGTTCGCCACTTCCGGTGGTCGCTGACCAGCCGGGAAATGTACCGGTGGGCACAGCTGCAGCACGTCGAGACGCTTACCGACATCCAGCGTGCCGCGCGCTTCTATTACCTGCAGAAGCTGAGCTTCGGCGGAAAGGTAGATGGTCAGTCGCTGGGTGTAGGCCCCACGGCAGTGAAGCGCATCAACCTGCTCCGGTTGGAACAGGATCTCAGCGATGCGCACCTTCGGTTGCAAGGTGTTGTGATCGAGCAGTTGCCGTGGCAGCGCTGCATCGAGAAGTACGACCGACCCGAGACGTTGTTCCTTCTTGATCCTCCCTATTGGGAGACGACGGGCTATGGAAGCGAGTTCGGCATGGATCAGTACGAGCTGTTGGCAGAAGCAATGGCCAAGCTCAGGGGCCGGGCAATCCTGACCATCAACGACCATCCCGCTATGCGGGCACTGTTCGACTCCTTCACTCGCGTCAGTGTCCCAATCCGCTACACCGTTGGCGGCGGCGTGGGCGTTGCGCGGAGCGAGCTCATCTATACAACCTAGCCGGGCATCGGGTCTGGCTGGGTCTCGTGCTCCGCCTACGCGGCGGGGCTGAACCTCTGCAGGAACCGAGATGACGCAGATCACTCCCCAACAGGCTGGCGGCGTGAACGTCGTGGCCTTCCTCGACATGCTGGCTTGGTCCGAAGGTACGGACAACGGCAAGCAGACCACCAAGGACCGCGGCTATGACGTGATCGTTGGCGGGCAGTTGTTCAAGAGCTACGCCGACCATCCGCGCGTGCTGGTGGAGCTGCCGAAGCTCAAGATCCAGTCCACGGCAGCTGGCCGCTACCAGCTGCTGCGCCGCTACTACGACGCCTACAAGAAGACGCTCGGCCTGAAGGATTTCTCGCCGCTGAGCCAGGATCTAATCGCGCTGCAGCAGATCCGGGAGCGTCGCGCACTGCCGCTGATCCAGGCGGGCAAGATCCGAGAAGCCATCAAGGCGGTTAGCAACATCTGGGCGAGCCTGCCGGGCGCTGGCTACGGCCAGCACGAACACAAGATTGCCGACCTGTTGGCCGTGTACCGCAAGGCCGGCGGGACGGTGGTGCCGTGACCGAGCCCGTGAGCACACTGAAAACCATCGTCGGGACGTTCACTGCGGCTGTTGTGGCGCCGGCAACAGCAGACGCGCTGCGGGAGGCCGAACGGGTGATCCTTGGCGTCCCGCAATCCGTGCTGCTGGTTGCCATGGCGGGAGCGCTGATCGGTGTCCTGCTGCTGCCGGAGAAGGATGCGGAGCGGGTGGCCGCTGACGCCAGCCGCCGGCGTGGCCATCGTCTCCTGCAGACCGCCGCGCGGTGGGCTGCCCTGGCCGTAGCTGTCTTGGCCTACGCCATCGTGGCCGCATGGGTCATCGCCGTTGCGGCGTCCATCTGGCCAGCACTGGCGGGCGCTCCGCAGCTGCCGTTGGCTGGCCTGTCCGGAGTTCTGATCCGCCGGCTGCTGCCGGGTTACGTGCGCATGGTGGAGCGAGCCACCGGCGCCATCGGAGGCGATAAGCCATGAGCGTACTGATTCGATTCTTTCGCGCCCTGTGGACGCTGATCGTAGGCGCCGCTGCCGATGCGCTGCAGTGGCTGAGCAAGCCCGGCAGCAAGGTCAAGCTGGTGTGCGCTGTGCTGGCCTTCGGCTGCATGGTGTCCGGGCTTACCGCCTGGGAGAAGGAACAGAAGATCCGCGACCTGAGCGCCCAGGTGATCAAGGTCCGTGCCGACTGGCAGGCTGATGCCGCCCGACTGCAGGCCGACGTGGATACGCGCGATCAGCGCCTGGCCGAGGTCGCCGCCGCACTGAGGGCCGAGGCCGAGAAGCTGGAAGCCCTCAAGGCAGAGAGCGCGGCAGCACTTCAGGACCTGGCCGTAAAGATCGAGGCATCCGAGAAGGAGGCTTCCACCTGGCGCGGTCGCTACGAACAACGGCCCGACACCTGCAAGGCAGCACTGGAGCTGCTCGATTCCGCCTGCCCAGCACTGAAGGGGTACTGACATGCGCGTCATCGTGGTTACTACCGCTGCGCTGCTGGCAGCGTGCCAAGCCGCACCGACCAAGCCGAACGCGCCACCGGCAGCCGTCATTGAGGTCCCGGTGGCCACCTATGTGCCCATCGACGCCAAGCTGCGGAAGCGCTGCAAGTGGGTGAAGGAGGCGGCGCCATCGGCCGTATTCGAAGTGAGCAACGGCCGGAAGCGCTGCCTGCTGCAGTACGAGGCGCAGTTCGACGCCATCGACCAGATGCAGGGGAACCCGGCAGCAGATGGCATGAGCGGCGGTTGACGTTGTTTCACGCGCGCCGTTTCACGGCGGGCGGGGCCCCTGGGCTTATCCACAGCCACCGGGGGGAATTCGGACCCCGGTAAAAGACAGTATTTCGGCCTCTAGGGTGCTCCACCACAGGCCACACTTTTGGCGGTTTTTGCCGGGAGAAACCGCGTTTTCAGGCCTGAATAGGCTGTGCATCGGGTAGAACATGGCCGACATCCACGAATTCACCAAAGGCTGGTCCGTGGCCAGGCTGGCGGATGAGTTTGGGATGGACCGCCGAACGGCCAGCAAGCGCCTGAAGGAGGCCGGTGTCCCGCCGCTGACCAAGCGCGCCGGGCATGACGTCTATCGCTTATCCGACGCAGCCCCGGCGCTGGTGAATCCGGGTGCCGCTGCGTTTGGCGCGGAGGGCGTGGTCGATCCGCGCGACCTGCCGCCGATGGAGCGACGCGCCTACTACCAGTCGGAGAACGAGCGCCTGAAGGTCGAGTCGACCATTGGGCAGCTGGTGCCGGCCGCAGAGGTCGAGGCCGACTACGCCGAGCTCGTGAAGAAGGTCGTGCAGTTCTTCGACACGCTGCCTGACGTGCTCGAGCGCAAGGCCGGGCTCACGCCGGAGCAGGTGGTCAAGGTCCAGGACGAGTGCGATCGCGTCCGGCAATCCATGTACGAGGGCATCACCGATGACGACGTACGCGACAGCGCGTAACGTGCGCCAAGGCGTTGCCGAGATGATCAGGCCGCCGCGCCGCATTAGGGTGAGCGAAGGTGCGAGGGTGCTGCAGGTGGCCAATGCCGCAGGCGCCGCCGGTTCCTGGGATCCAGACACGACGCCCTACATGGTCGAGCCGCTGGATACGACCGGAAGCCGCCATTACGAGGCCGTGGTGTTCGTAGGGCCGGCGCGGTCGGGCAAGACCATCTCGCTGATCGATGCGCGTCTGGCCTACCTGATCACCTGCAACCCGGCCGACGCCATGGTTGTGCAGATGTCCAAGGATGCCGCTGAGGACTACAGCAAGACCCGTATCGCCCGCAGCATCGCCGCCAGCCCGGAGCTACGCTCCCGCCTGAGCCCGCGTGCCCACGACGACAACATCCTGCTGAAGTTCTTCCGGTCGGGAATGTCGCTGCGCATGGGCTGGCCGTCGGTGTCGGTGCTGTCGGGCAAGGACATCCACGACGTCCTGATGACGGACGTGGACAACTACACCGGCGACCTGACGATCGACGAGTGCTTCGGCCTGGGCCTGAAGCGCACGCAGACCTACATGTCCGCCGGCATGGTGGTGGCCGAGTCGAGCCCGGCAACGGACTACGCCGACGGCGCGTGGAAGCCGCTGCACCCGCACCAAGGCCCCCCGGCCGCTGGTATCGCCGCGCTGTATGCACGCGGTGACCGCCGGCGCTGGTACTGGCCCTGCCCGGAGTGCGGGGAGCGGTTTCAGGCAGCGCCAGGCTATGACGGATTCGCCCTACCGCCGATGGAGGAACTGCTCGAGCGGGTGGTGCTGGACGACGTGCAGAAGATGGCGCGGCACTACTCGCTGCTGCACTGTCCGCACTGCGGCGTGGGGCTGCAGCACCGGTGGAAGGATGGGATGAACCGCGGCGGCGTTTGGGCTGCGGAGGGCCAGCTCGTGCACGCCGACGGCACGGTCACTGGTGAACGCCCGGAGGCGCGCATCGCCAGCTACTGGCTCGGCGGTGTCGCCGCGTCCTACCAGTCCTGGGAATCGCTGATCGAGCGCTACCTCCAGGCGCTACGCACCTTCGCCACCACCGGTGAAGAGCGCCCGCTGAAGACCACACACAACGTGGACGGGGCGATCAACTACGTGCCGATGGCGGCGCGCTCGGCCAGCGATCCGAACGAGATGCAGGAGCGCGCCGAGGTCTGGCCGGCTGGTGCTGTGCCCGCTGGGGTGCGCTTCCTGCTGGGAGAGGTCGACGTCCAGGCAAACCGCTTCGTCGTGCTGGTACTGGGCTTCGGAATCGGTGAATCCGGGCAGCTGGAGCGCTGGGTGGTGGATTCCTTCACCCTGCGCACGTCCAAGCGCGAGGATGGCTCGGGCGGCTTCCTGCCGCTGGACCCTCCGAAGTACCTCGAAGACTGGGAACGCCTGGTCGAGAAGGTCATCAGCCGTCGCTACCCGCTGGACGATGGCACCGGCCGCAGCATGCCAGTCCACGCCGTGGGCATCGACTGGGGCGGCAAGTCGGGCACCTCGGTGCGCGCGCTGGAGTTCTGGCGTTCGCTCAAGGCCCGGAAGCTGCACGCCAGGGTCAGACTGATCAAGGGCGATGCTCGCCGCGAGGGCGGGTTGTTCCGCGAGACCTTCCCCGACAGCAGCAAGCGCCGGGACCGCAAATCAGGCTCGAAGGGCGATGTGCCGCAGCTGCTGCTCAACGTCGACCGCCTGAAGGACACCGTCGACGCCAACGTGAAGCGGGCCGAGCCGGGTCCTGGCTACTACCACTTCCCCGACTGGCTGCCAGAGGCGTTCTACGCCGAGCTGACAGCAGAATCGAGGACGGCCAAGGGCTGGGAGAACTTGGCGAAACGACGCAATGAGGCGTTCGACCTGTGCGGCTATGCCGAGGGCATGGCGCTGTGGCTGAAGGTTCCGGCCATCAACTGGACCACGCCGCCGCCATGGGCCGCGCCGTGGGACGACAACCCAGACGTGAGGGCAGACGACGTCGCGCCGGCGCCAATGCCGCGTGCGCGCACCCGCCGCGTCATCCGAAGCAAGTACCTGGGACGCTGAAATGGCATTCACCACCAAGCAAGTCGAACAACTGGAAGCCGCGATCGCGGCCGGCGTGCTGAGCGTCCGATATGCCGACCGCACCGTGACCTACCAGAGCCTGGTGGAGATGCGCCGCCTGCTGAAGCAGATGCGTGATGAGCTGGGTCAGGCCGCTGGTGCACCGCGGCGCCGCCGCATCGTACGCCTCTACCAATCGGGGACCGGCAATGTCTGATACCGCCGAGAGCAGTTACCGCGCGGCCGGCAACGGCCGCCGCCTTCGTACCTTCCGGCCGACCTCGCTCGGGCCCAACGCTTCGCTGCTGGGCCTGCCGACGGTGCTGGCGCGAGCCCGGCACCTGGCCCGGAATGACCCGTGGATGGTCAGCGCGCTCAACAAGAGCGTGTCGAACGGCATCGCCACCGGCATCCAGGCGAAGCCGATCTGGGGCACGAAGGAGCACAAGAAGAAGGTCACCAAGCTGTGGACCCGTTGGGGCAAGTACGCTGACGCCGATGGCGTGCTGGTGTGGGAAGGCCTGCAGGCGCTCGCCTGGCGCGAGTGGAAAGAGGCCGGCGAGGTGTTCGCCCGCATCCGGTACCGGCGGCCCGAGGACGGCTTGCCTGTGCCGCTGCAGGTGCAGCTGATCGAATCGGAGCAGTGCCCGCAGCACTATAACGGCGTGGCCAGCAACGGCAACGTGATCCGGCAGGGCATCGAGGTCGATAGCATTGGCCGCCGAGTGGCTTACTGGATGTACCGGGAGCATCCCGGTGACCTGCAGCTGACGGTCAACGGCAACGAGCTGGTGCGCGTGCCGGCGGAGCAGGTGCTGCACCTGTATCGGCCGAACCGTGCGGGTGCGATGCGGGGAGTGCCGGGTTCGGCGCCGGCCCTGCTGCGCATGTTCAACCTGGACCGCCTCGATGACGCGGTGCTGGAACGCCAGGCCCTGGCCAACCTGTTCGCCGGCTTCATCACCACCGACGCCAATGCGGAAGGAGAAGAAGGCGATGCCATCGGCGATCTGATCACCGGTGAGGACGCCGACGGCACGGCCATCGGTGGGCTGGAGCCGGGCACGATGCAGGAGCTGCCACCCGGCCGAAAGATCACGTTCGCAGAGCCGCCCAGCGCTGGTTCGGACTACGCCGAGTTCCTGCGTGGGCACCTGCTGGCGATCTGCGCCAGCCAGGACGTGCCCTATGAGGTGCTCACCGGCGACCTGCGCAACGTCTCTGACCGCGCGCTGCGCCTGATCCTCAACGAGTTCCGCCGGGTTATCGAGCAGGACCAGTGGCTCTTCATGATCCCGATGTTCTGCCAGCGGGTCCGCGACGCCTTCATGGACCAGGCGGTGCTGTCGGGTCTGCTGAAGGTGCCGCGCTACGCGGCCCTGCGTGATGACGTGACCGAAACCCTGTGGGTGCCCGAGGGCTGGCCCTGGAGCCACCCGGTGCAGGACGTGACCTCCGAACTCAAGGCGGTGCGGTCGGGTTTCAAGTCGCGCAGCAAGGTAGTGCTGAGTGCCGGCGAGGATCCCGAACAGGTCGATGCCGAGCAGGCGCAGGACAACGCGCGTGCAGACGCGGCCGGGCTTCGCTACGACAGCGACCCGAGGCGAACGAACACCTCCGGTGCCCGGCAGGACGACGAACCCGGCGCCTCTGGCGCCAACGACGATGAAAGGAATGACGATGACGAGTAAGCCTGGTCTGTTGGCCCGAATGCTGGGTCGCGGCAGCCGTGCGCCCGTGGTGGCCTCGCTCGCTGCCGCGGTCCTCAATCAGCCCCTGCTGGTGCAGCCGGCGATCGGTGAGGCACTAGTGGGCGGCTATTTGGAAGGGAAGGTCACCAGCGACGACAGCGTGCTGAAGGCCGACCGCTTCGAAGTGTCCGGCTCTGATGGGCAGCCGGTGGGCGTCGCCCAGAACCTGATCGGTGTGATCAACCTGTCCGGTGCGATGGTGAACCGGCCGATGCCCGGCGCCAGCGGCCCCGGGCCGGTGAGCTACGCCGCGGTGCGCGACACCTTCGATGAGCTGCTCAACGATGACGCGGTGACGTCCATCATCCTGCGGCTGGATACGCCGGGCGGCATGGCGTCGGGCTGCTTCGACCTGGTCGACCACATGTTCGAGGCGCGCGGCCGCAAGCCGATGTACGCGCTGGTCGATGACCATGCGTACTCCGCCGGCTTCGCCCTCGCTTCGGCGTGCGATGAGATCTGGATCAGCCGCACCGGCGGCGTCGGATCGGTGGGCGTGGTCTGCTATCACCACGACTGGAGCGGCAACAACGCCCAGATCGGCCTGAAGGTGACGCCGCTGTTCGCCGGCGCCCGCAAGGTCGACTTCAACCCGAACTTTCCGCTCAGCGAGGAAGCGCACGCCGAGGCCATGGCCGATCTGGAGGACATGCGCACGATGTTCGTGGACACCGTGGCGCGGAATCTCGGCATGGAGGCTGAGGCAGTGCGTGCCACCGAGGCTGCCTGCTACCGCGGCCAGGCCGCCGTGGCAGTGGGCTTTGCTACCCGGCTCGGAACCTGGCACGACCTGATCGCGCACCTCGGCGCGGCCGAAGCGGCACCGCCGCCCGCGCCGGGTAATCCCGACCCGGGGGAAGAGCCGGAGGCAGCGGCAGCTCCTCCGGTGCCCGAGGCCGTACCAGAACCGCCTGCAGCCGTCGTGGAGAACCCGGCCGCAGCGCTGGCAGCCGCGATCGCATCCAGTGAACTGCCGCCGGCGCTCGCGGTGGCCCTCCTGCGCCGTCCCCCACAGGAGGGCGAACCAGTGGCCAGCGCTATCGAGTATGCGACCGAAGTGCAGGACGCCTGTGCTGCGGCGCTGCGTGGCGATGACACCCTCGCAGCCAGCTTCATCGAGAAGAACACCGACCTCGACACGGTGCGTGCACAGCTGCTGTCGATGAAAGCGGAGGAAGGCCGCAGCACCCAGGTCGTCACCGCACACCCGGCCTCAAAGGTCGACCAACGCGCCGCTGACATCAAGGCGCAGCTGAACCCCAACCACATCTACAAGAACCGAGGAAACTGACGATGGAAATCTCCCTGGCCGGCACCCGTACCGGCGAATTCCTGCTGTCCGAAGCGGGCGGCGAGCGCAGCCGCGAACTGATCCGTCTGCCGGCCGGGCAGGGCATGCTGTCCGCCGGCACCCT